TTCTGTACAATTTATGAAAATGACAGACTTTTTTAATACTATGCCGGCAGTTAACCACAACTTGACTTATAAATGTAGTTGTGGCAAAGATAACGAGCAGGAACTAAGAGGTCTGCAAAGTTTTTTTACATAGGCCTTTCGCACGATAGTCTTGTAAACCATTATAAGACTAATTTTGCAATGATGCAACATCATAAGTATAGTTTAACAGAACTAAATGATATGGTACCGTGGGAAAGGGAGATATACATAGCTCTTTTGCAGGAACACATTGCAGAAGAAAACGAACGCATAAAAGCGGAAAATAGGAGAAATGGATAATGGCTGAGAATCAAGATAACAGCAGAAATGAAGTAGAAATAGACTTAGATAAGTATATGGCTATGATTGACAAGCTTGACGAACAAGAAGACCAAATTAAGGAAATGAAAGAGGAAGCTAGGCGTGCTGCGGAGCAACTAGGACCTCGTAAAAGAAAATTCATGGATTTATTCTTAGACGACAATGACTTAAACGAAAAAGCAATCATAGGATTTATATCATTCTTTTTAATGATGTGTTTCGGTATCACCGATTTAGTCACAGCATTAGTATGGGATTTAGACTTAAAGGTTTCTGAAACAATTTACACATCCTTTGTGGTAGTAACACTAGGGTCGTTTGGTATATCTGAAGCTGGTAAAGCATTCGGTAAATAAGGAATAAAATATGGCATCAATATCAGGAGTATCAGACGGCGCAAATAACCCATTTGACGATTTGGTAGATAGTATCAAAACTTTGAATAGTGACCAAAATGATATGGCTAAAGAAGCTGCAGTATACTCAAAAGAACTGCAAGACCATTTAGAAAGAGATGCTATGAATATGAGTCAATCGCAAATAGATGCGATGCAACAATTAATAATGACTTTAAAAGAAGGTCGATTAGATGATTTAGAAGCTGACAAAGAACAACTCTTACGTGGACGTATGGAGAAGAAAAGAGACGAAGAACGTAATGATAGTTTATTTGATATCTTCAAACAATTAAAACTTCAGTTTAGACTCTTACAAATGCAGTTTAAAGATGAAAAGGGCAGTAGAATATTTGGATTCCTTGTAAGAACAGCAATATTTAGTTTTCTTATTGGAGCTTTTAAAGGATTTATGACTCCCTATGCTAACATAGGTAAAGGTATTATTAAAGGCGCTACAAACATGGGTAAGACGCTTGGTCTTCCAGTACTCTTTGATAATATAAAAAATGTATTTAAAGGCTTTGGAGATAGAGTAGCAAAAACATTTAAATTTTCACCTGAAGGTAAAGGCGGAGGAGTATTTGCAAAAGGGGCAAGATTTATTTTAAATGCTGGAAAAGACCTTGGTAAGTTAATGCAGTTATCATTAGCTAATGTAGGTAACTTTTTAAAAGGTATGACAGGATTTTTAACTGGAAGAAAATCAGCATTTACCGCATTTGGTAGAATTGATACTAAAATTAAAGCCTCTGGATTAGTAGGACAAGGTGCCAATAAATTAGTAAAGATGATATTAAAACCTTTTAGAATGTTAATGAATCTACCTAAAAGAATTGGTATTGTATTTGCAAGAGGTTTAGACGCTGCAACTGCATCTGCAAAAAATGTAGGAAAGAATTTTACAAACATAGGTACTAAAATATTTATGTTCTTTAATAAACTACCTGTATTAAAAACTGTATTCGGTGTATTAGATAAATTTAAAGGAGCATTTCAAAGATTAGGTATGGTATTTGGTCAGATATTAAGACCAGTATTAGGAATTATAGGATTTGTTAGAGGATTTATAGATGGAATGAAATCCCAAGAAGATAATTTAAATAAATTTATTGCGGGTGTATTTGATGGTTTAAAAGGCGCATTTAGAATGCTAGTTGGCTCATTACTCGACTTTTTCGTTATAACTATACCAGCATTTTTCTTAGGTCTTTTTGGGTTTGATGGTATTGCAGAAAAAATGAAAAGCTTTTCTTTTGCTGATTTATTTGATAGTATGTTTGACGCTGTTAAAAATGCAGTTCTTGGATTCTTTAATCGTTTAAGAGATGGAATAGCAGATATTGGATTTGGTGGTATAATTAAAAATATCGGTTTAAGCCTATTAAGTATATTCATGAAGATAGCAGCATTTCCAAAAGCAATCGCAGCTGCAGCTTTATCGGCAATTGGGGCAGCGATGCCAGGCGGAGAAAGTCCGAAAGAAGCTTTTTCTCGTAAATTTAATGAAGTTATGTCAAGAGGGCAAGCTACTATTGATGCAATGATGGCTAAAAGAGATGGTAAAGACGAAGATGGACAAATAATAGATGCTCTTTCTAAAGAAGGTAAAGTTTTACAATCACAAGCATTACAAGAAAAATATCCAGCTGGTCCACCTACTCAAAATATTTCATATCAAAATGCTCAAGGCGGAGCAACTTTTATAGTTAATGGGCCTCCTCCTTCTGACTTTAATTTTAAGAATGCAGCATTAATCAATCAGTATTCAGACTAAAAAAAAGGAGGCTTTCGCCTCCTCTCAAATCTTATAAGATTTTAACTTTCTTTCGCTAGTTTAGCAAAATAACTTAATGTATCATCTTCATCAGATGATTCTTCAGCTGAAGGCGCAGTACCCATTGCTTCCGCATTGGCTGTACTCATACCCGCTACTGGAGCTGCAGTTTCATTCATTACTGGTGCCGGCATTGCAGAATGACCCGCATCGACTCCAAGTACTTTATTCAACTTCATTGATAGCTCATCATAAGTTTTATAGTTTTCAGGTGTTAAGAAATCCTGTAAAGAATACAGTTTGTCGTAAACTTCTGTTAATCTAGATTCATCGCCTTCATGCAAAGCACTTGGTGAACTGAATTCTGATTTATCATAGTTTACCCAACCTTCTACTTTTCTGATTTTAATTTTAAAATCAGCGCCTTCCCAGAAATCATAAGGATTTACTGGATTTTCATCAGCGAATTGAGGTTGCATAACATCCATAATCTTATCAAAGATTTTCTTACCAAATTTGTAAAGGAATACCTTCCCTTCATTCTCTGGATTTGATGGGTCAGAAACGACTAGCACATTACTTACGTAGTGCAGCCTTCTTTTTCTATCCCTAGCAGTTGCTTTATCTTCGTCTCTACCTGAGTTCCAAAGTACAGAGTTATGCTCCGATACTGGGTCCTGCTGTCCAATGGACGTTAAAGAGTTTTCGATATACCATAAGCCAGTTGGTCCCTTGAATCCATGGTCCCAATATCTTACCCAAGGTAAGTCCTCACCATCTTTCGCTGGTAAGAATCTGACTACAGCATAGCCGTTTCCTGCTTTATCTCTTGTAGGCTTCCAAAATCTATCATCCGCATAGGAATTAGTTTCTGGTTTAGCTGAAGATACAGCTTCTGCTGCTTTTACGAGTTTGTCGATTGACGAGCCTCGCATGCTCTTTAGATTTTCTAATGACATTTTATATTTCTCCATATTTACAATGTATTACTGAATTATCCACTTTATTCATAATATAGTTATATTATACCACATTACGTGGCATTTGTAAAGGTTTCTTTTAATAAATGTAAACATTTATCTCTATCAAACTTTACGAATGGTTTGTATTTCATAATCTTTCTATAGATGTCAGGCCAAATAATAGTATCTGTTATCTTTCTATTTTCACGTTCTACGAACCCAAGTATTGAATCCAAGATTACGATTGTTTCCAATTGTATTTCTTCTTGCATCCAAAGCTTTATGATTAATGGATGATTGTTTTCTTCTGCTTCTAAAAGAGAATCAAACGATATATCCATATCATTAAGTTTATTTATATCAGTTTGAAACTGATAGCTTAAAGATTCCATAATTTTTTTATGGTCTCTATAATATCTTTCTCCACCTTCGTTAAGCATATCACCGACATACTTAACATCGTTTTTAAAGTTAGCAATATAGAACTCTTTTAATTCTGGTCCATATGTTTTTGCTAGCTTCGCAAAGAAGAATTTGTCTTTTCTTTTAAAGAATGAAGTAGGTTTTACTGAAGTCTTAAAATGATACTTAATCGCGTCATATCCATCTGTTTCGAAATGGAGTTTAAGAGCGTTATATAATTTATAAGATTCAAACGGGTCATTCATAAAGGTAGTTTATTACCTCTCTTAGCTTTGATTAAATGTAAGCCTGAAGCTTCTTCTTCAATCTTTTGCTTTAAAGAATCTGTTAAGAGTTTTTTAAGATTTTTATAATCCATACCTCTTTGTTCTACTACGTAAGATGCTGCATCGATATATGACATATTGTTATTTGCTACAAGATGCTCTACTGCTGCAGAGAATCTCTTCTTTGTCATAATCTTTTGCTCTACTGGATTATCTTTATCCGACAAACTCTTCACCTTCGT